CTAACAATATCCTGACCATTGACATCTAAACTACCTCCAAGTTGAGGAGTTGTATCTTCAACCACATTATTTATTGATATGGCCTGTACTCTTGCAGTCGTATGATAAAGATTAGAAGAACCCTCAGATACAGTATCAGTATCTCCCTGAGTGTAAGTTAAAACTCCAGTAGATGAATTATAAGAAAGCTGAGTTGATGATTCTGATATGGCAGCTCTTGCCCTGGCATTTGTAAAATATAAATTAGAAGATCCTTCTGAAACTGAATCTGTATCAAAACTTATATTAGAAGTTCCATCAAAGGAAGTACCATTTATAGTTCGTGCATTTTGCAATGCAGTAGCAGTAGAAGCGTTACCAACTAAAGCTGATGTTACCTGGTTGAATACAACATTGCTTGATGTGGCCACATCCTGGCCGATTGAAAAAGTAACACCATTACCAGAAGCAGCTGCTGTAACACCAGTACCACCAAGTAGTGATAATGTTTCAGAATCAAGATCTATAGCAATCGTTGATGATCCATCTGAAATATCTAAATCTTGAGCTGTTACCTGGGAATCTATATATGCTTTTATTGATTGCTGAGTTGCTAAAGCTGTTGCACTATTAGAACTAAAATCATCTTCATCTAAAATTGTTGTTATCGTAGATCCAGAGCTAAGTGAAAAACTTGATATGCCATTTACAGTACCACCATTGATATCAACTGTATTATCAGCAGTTATAGATATTGGTAAAGTTATCCAGTCAGAGTTACCAGAGTTTCTTAACTTTAGTAAATTGTTAGAAGTATCAATCCACCATTCATAAGCGTACATGGTGGAAGGTTGAGTTGCACCAGAGTTATTTGATGAAATAGCAAGCAAAGCATTATTTAGATCTGCCCTAAAGTTAGCTCCACTCTGATTGTCTAAAATATAATCATGTTGTGCCATATATAAAAACCTTATTAGTTATTTAAAAAATTTCCATTATTTATTGTGTGTTATCAATAAAAACATACAAACTCAAATATGTGCTTCTATGTTTGGTTACAAATCTTAATCTCCATAAAACCTGGTCATTTGAACTTGATAGGCCAGTGATAGTGCCACTGTAAACAAAAACATAAGTTCTGAATGTACCAGCTGCCATATCTATATCCTGGATGCCACCAGCTGCCTGGGCATAGGTAGTTCCACCATCAACTGAATACTCAACAAAGATACCTGTATTATCTCCAAGAACTCCAGTGAATATGGCCTGATACTTCGCACCATTTCTAACATCATCAATTGTTATTGGGCAAAAATTACCAGTGCTAGTTTCTTGAGTTGTAAAGTCTGTTCCGTTTCTATGAAATGCAGATCCAAAAACAGAAAGTGGTACACCAGATCCAGTATGTGCAATTATGTCAGCTGACACATTGGCAAAATGTTTTACCTGTAAAGTATCTGTATTTAGTCTATTAGAATTTAAAGTGCCAGCTGTAATGTCATTGGCAGATATTGCACCAAATACACCAGAAGCTGATGTTAGTGTTCCAGCTGCAATATTTGAAGCTGCAATAGTTCCAGCTGCTATTTTTGCAGATGTGATTGTACCAGCTGCAATTTCTGTAGCTGTAACTGTACCAGCAGCAATCTTTGCAGCTGTTATTGAGTTTGCTTGCATCTTTGCAGTAGAAATAGAATCATCTGCAATCTTTGTATTAGTAATAGCGGCAGCTGCCACTACATCTCCTTGAATTGCATCAGTTGCTATCTTTGCATTTGTTACAGCATCATCAGCAAGTTTTACAGTTGTTGCAGCTCCATCTACAAGTTTTGCTGTTGTTATAAGTGCATCAGTTAAATCTGCATTAACAACTGGTGGATTGCTAACAGAAAATGTAAGTGTTGCAGCTGATGACTCAGCTCGCACTCCATTAATAGATGTGACACTTGCAACATAGTTTGATCCTACTTTTAAAAAATTCAGATCTACAAAGTTTGTATCTGTCAGCTGATTTAGTACCTTGTTACCAGAACTATCAACAATAGATACTCTAAATTCATAAGTAGGAAAGTCAGTTGGTAGTGTCCAGGATAGAAAAGGCCTACCAGTTGATGATGATCCAGTGTCAGTAAAAGCTAATCCAGATACTGCTTTAACTTCAAAGCCTGTTGGTAAAGCAGTAAATGATTCAATGTTTTCTTGAGGTGGAGCTTGCCAAGTATATATATCTAAATACTCAATGGCCTGGATCTGTATAAATCCATCTGGTTGAAGCTGCATTGCTTCAATCCTAAATAACTTGCCTGAGTAACCAAGTGGTGTATATGCAACAGTTATCACATCTCCAACTTTTACTTTGTAAAGTTCTGGAACTGCCTTAAATGATATTGTTTGATTTGACCTGGATCTTTTTAAGATTGCTTCTGCTAGGTTGTAGGCAATGTACTTATTTACAACAAAAGGAAAATCAACAACAGTTTCTAATATTTCACCACCATCATCGGATGTAAAATTTGGTGAAGCATCATGGTCAACAGTTACTGTATCAAGTTCATATTTTTTAAGGCCATTAAAAAACTGTAAAACCACTCTATTGTATTTTGTAGATTTATCCTCATAGTTCACTGTTATTGAATCTATGATGTGATCATCTGTAACTGTAAATGATGAAGATGCTGTATCTTCTATAAGCAGCTCATATTTGCCATCAATGTAATTTAAGATTCCTCTCATGTTGTTTAGCAGCTCTACTGTATTATCAAGTACAGATTTATCTGTATTTACAACACCATTACAAGTAAACCTTTTTACTTTAACTAAAGCAGTACCGACATCAGAAGATAAGGTTGATGATGCAGCAGTTGATGTATGTATTCTATTTGTTACTGATGCTTGCTCATAAGGTTGAAATC